GACCAAAACACAACCTTTTAAGAAAAGGTTGGACCAAAACACAACCTTTTAAGAAAAGGTTGGACCAAAACAACAACATAAAATGCACGTAAATCGCATGTAAAATGCACGTAAATCACATGTAAAATGCACGTAAATCACATGTAAAATGCACGTAAATCACATGTAAAATGCACGTTAATCACAAGTGTATTTTGGCCCAACCTTTTCCCAAAAGGTTGTATTTTGGCCCAACCTTTTCCCAAAAGGTTGTATTTTGGCCCAACCTTTTCTTAAAAGGTTGTATTTTGGCCCAACCTTTTCTTAAAAGGTTGTTAAAAGGTTGTTAAAAGGTTGTATTTTGCTATATACTTTTCTCCAAAGTATTATATATACTAATGGAAACTGATATTGTAACCAACATGCCTGAATCTAGTAATATATCAACATCCACGACAACTACTAATAATGCGTGGAAGTATATTATTATCTTCTTGATTTTAGCCCTTTTAGGTTTCAACTTATTCACATATTTCGGCCAACTATCGCACTTGTTAGGTCGGATGTTAGAAAGCATTTTAGACATATTCCGACCAATTTTAGCCTATTTTGGCTATGGTATTGGTGAAGTCGCAAAAAAAACCGTAAATGTAACGGCGGGTGCAGTAACCGGGGGTATAGATGTTTTAGAAAAAGGTTTACAGAAGCCCTCGGCCGGTGGGAGGCGGCGCCAAAAGAATTTTAAAAAGGACTTAAAGCCGCAAAAGTATCCCTCACCAGCCGAATCAGATAGTCTCCCCCAAGGTAAACTGAGTAAAAAAGCGGGATTTTGTTATATTGGGGAAGACCGGGGATTTCGCTCCTGCATTTCAGTTGGCGAAGGTGACGATTGTATGTCTCAAGATATTTATCCGTCCATGGATCAGTGTATAAACCCGAATTTGCGCAGTGGATAATATTTTAGACCTTTTCTCATGTTAAATGGACATTTGTCTCTCTACCATATTTTGTTCAAATAATAAATTAGTTTACTGATTTTATATTTCATATAATATTGAAATATAACACAAAATTAAACGCACTTTTTTGCGACACTTTTTCAAAAAGTGTGTTTATGACCTACATTAAGAACCTTCCTGATTTACCCACGGGGAATCCATTATCACCTGGTTTCCATGCGGTCTGTGGCCACTTGGTGCCATTAAATGTATAAATTCGGCGCGTCACGTAATTCGTTAAGGGAATCGTTTGGTCATAACAAATATTTATTATAGGTCCCGGTACATCATTGTTAGTGGTGGGTGAACAGTTTTTTAAAATATTTTCTTTACCACATGTTAATGTATTGCCAACTTGAGGTAAATCATTGACATTGGGATTTGTATAATATGTACTTTGTGTTGCCCAACTGAGTTTTTTATAGATATTAATACCTTTCGCTAATAAAGCATATTTTTCTTTTTTAGTTTGGTTACTAGAGTTCTTTTTATACAAGAAAATTTCCGCTTTTCGTCGCATATCAAATTGTTCTAAGGTAATATATGGAGCATTTGTGTCACAATTACATACGGGGGGTGGATACTCATCTGGCGAACTGAATTCATCACAATAACTATTTTGACAGTTTACACAATCGGTGGTAGAACGTGTCCATACACGTGGGGGATCGGGTGTGAGTGATTTAATATATTGAACATATATTGGATACTGATCTAATAATTCAGGATTTTTACCGACGATAACTCTGACTTTATCTATATATTCACATAAAGAGATATTTGGGCTCGCCATATACAACCTTTAGACAACCTTTTGAAAAAGGTTGGGCCAAAATACAACCTTTAGACAACCTTTAGAAAAGGTTGGGCCAAAATACACTTGTGATTTACGTGCATTTTACATGTGATTTACGTGTATTTTATGTTGTTGTTTTGGTCCAACCTTTTCTAAAAGGTTGTGTTTTGGTCCAACCTTTTCCCAAAAGGTTGTGTTTTGGTCCAACCTTTTCTAAAAGGTTGTGTTTTGGTCCAACCTTTTTCAAAAGGTTGTGTTTAGTCCTCCGTTCGGCTAAAATACCACCTGGAAGAGAGATATTGTGGCTTACTTTGATTCATATCCGAACCATTCAACATCTTTTGATTCGGTCCTTGATCAACAATGGATTGAATTTGCGAGGTGCCTAATGCACTATTAAAATAGCGAAGGGCCGACGTGTAACCAGCAAAACCACCGTTCATGGAGGCAAATACATCACCGTAATTTTGTTTCGGAACACTCTTCAATATATGCCGTTTTGCTAAAACACCGTTGATATAAACATCTAATTGATTTTGTTTACTGACCCGAATAATCACATTCACCCACTTATTCAGGGGTAAGTCTTTCACCATGACTTCTTCATTGGCATTTTCAAACGTGCTCATCACGACTGCTAAATTATTTGTATGGGGAGTAATATATAAACCGGGACCATTATTGGGGTAATTCATCCCCGTAGGTTGGGTTGTGACATTGATTCCGTCATTGCCTTTATGGAAGATGTGTTTGTATTCGTTCTCTTTATAAGCAAAATTGTCCACGTAAATCCAGACGGACCACGTAAATTCTAAACCATCCATATTGTTGACCGAACGTAAAATGGGGATGGCGCCCGATATTTTAGGGTCCTGCGGGATAATCATCATTTGGTTTGCATTAATCATTCCGTTTATTAAAATAGGGGAAGATGACGGGGTGAGTAACCAGGCTAAGAGACCGGACCCGAGCCGTAAGGCCACCACAAACAAAATAAGAGCTAGAATTAAAAACGCAAATTTGGCGACTAAACTATTAGATTGTAAAAAATCTGTATTACCTTCTAAGTATTTATTAGAAGAAAAAGGTTTTATAAACCCACTTGCTCCTTCTGATACTTTACCATATTGATAATCAGCCATGTCTTATATATACACAACTTTTTTTTTAAACAACCTTTTGGGAAAAGGTTGGACCAAAACACAACCTTTTCCTAAAAGGTTGTTTAGATTTCAAAACTGCTGCGTTCTTGGTTGTCAGTTAAAAAAGATACCTTAATGCGGAATTTATTAAAGATATTGCCTAAAGTGCTGCCACCAAAACCGGATTTGTAAATATTGTATGCTTCCTGGGGATTAGAAGCAAATGGCCAGTATTGGAAGTTGGTAGTCCAACCATTGAAGCCTCCAGCCGGGGTTACTAAAATATTCGTATCAGGATTCACTTTCGCCACGCCCGGGAGAACACATGTACGCACTAGTTTGCCGTCTAAATAAAGGTCTAAAGTACGTCCGTACAAGCTGACAATCAAGTTGACCCATTTTTGTAAGGGAATATTGGATACATTGCATTGATGAATCTGGGGAGATGCAGATGCCGAATTGGACACGGGATAACACGCTACCGCCACATTAAGATTGTTTTCCATCGCGTCTAATGTAATGGATGGCCCGGGATTATTATCTTTATCTAAACGTCCTAAAATAATCTTGGGTTCTCCAAAACGATAGTTCCAATCATTAATATAAAACCAGGTAGAATAAGTATAATTATTGGAATTCTTACTATTGGAGAGCGTGCTAGCCAAGATAATTTGTTGTACATTACCATTGGACATTCGGGTTAATTGTGTGGATTTGGCGAAAAACCACATGATCACATAAATAATTACTATCACGAGAATAACAATTAATACAATTTGGATAATTTCCATAATATATATAATATCAGATATAATTTATATTATGTGTTAAAAAAGCTTATACATTATGCTAAACACCTATTGTGTCATTTATACTTGTGACTTATACTTGTCACTTATAATTGTGACTTATACTTGTCACTTATAATTGTGACTTATCAATCACAATCTCCTTGGCAATCCGTCGGATGATTTTGTTTTCGCTTTCTAGGATAGGTCCATTTCCTCCCGTGGATTGAATCACAAGCTTCATATATTTGTCATTTAAACGGGATTGGTTATCTTTGCTTTCCGGGTACGCATTACTCCAGTTGTAAACAAGCTTCATGTTTCTAAAAGAAACACTTTTAATGGCTTGACGGAGCTTCGGATTGTCCTTTTCTTCCTTGGCCCAGACATCGGCGTCCTTGACGTAAATAATTTCACGCTTGGCATCACTACAGTGGATGGGTCGTTTATAAATGTCCATGCTATTCAGTTTATCTACCATAATTTTTGTGATACCTTCCACATAACCGAGTTCACCTACACTTTCTAAATCAGACAGCTGGAGGTCAAACGAATTGGCAAAATCCGTAATATTCATCGCATCCTTGCATTGCTCATTCAGGAAGAATTGGAGATTAAATGTTTTGTTATTACTATTATTGTTGCAATTTATATTAGTATTGATATTGCTGTTACTTTTACAGACATCTATCATTTGTTTTTGTAATTCGGTGTTGCTTTTGACCATATCTAGTATAATATTCTTAAACTCTGTATTTTCTTTTATTAGTAATTCAGTGTTACTTTTAACAATATCTAATACAATATTTTTAATTTCTGAATTGTCTTTTATTAATAACTCTATGAAATTTTTATCAGTAGGTATATTATCAGTTATGTCTGTTGTGTAAGTTATAATTTCATTTTGTTTGTCTATATTACAGTTTTTTGAATGCTTCCATAAACCCGAACTGTATTGATAACTTTTGTTACATCTTGAGCAAATATGAGTAGCGTTTTTTTCAGGGGTTTCGTTTTTTTGAAGCATTCTCATATGTTTAGGAGTAACAATATGACGTTCATAATCTCGCTGTTTACTGCTTTCAAAGTCACATTTTTCGCAACAGAATTTTGGCGTTTTTTGTGGCGTTTTTCCTTGAAACCGTAGATGCTTAGGTCTGATAATATGGCGTTCCCAATCACTTTGTTTGCTACATACAAAGTCACATTTTTCACAGCAAAATATATGTGCGTTTTTTGATGAGGCATTTTCTTTTTCCATTATACTCTATATGAATATATAAAAACTCCTAAACCTTTTTAATTATAAATATACTAAAAATATTTATGGTCACAAATGTTTTCTCTCCACTTCAGTTTTAAGACCATCTCCAAGCAAAACCACTTTTTCAAAAAAAACTTCGCCATTTTAAAAGGCCCTTTTGGTTTTTGGACATTTTTAAAATGTCCTTTTTTGAAAAAAGTCCGCCAGATCTGAAAACTACTTTTTTTTTTCAGAAATTTATTTTAATAGAAAATATTTATAATTTATTTTTTAAAATATCTAATATTTGTTTTTGTGTTTCAATATTGTTCTTTAACATGTCTAATACAACAGTATTAAAATCTTCTGTTAATAATTCAACAATATTGTTACTATTTTCAGATATGTTTTTTTCATTTATTATACAGTGTTTTTTATGTTTCCATAAACCAGAAGTTGTTTTATATATTTTACCACATTTACATTTATGTTTAATTGATGTGTCTAATTTTTCTATATTTTTTTTATGTTTTATTGTTGATAAATGTTTATTAAAATCACTTTCTTTATTACATTTGTAATTACATGTATCACACATGAAACGTGTATTTTTAAAAGTTGGAGGCTCTGTTGGTTCATTTTGTATATTTTTTGGTGTTTTAATTTTTATATTTTTAATTTTTTTAACCTTTTCTTTTTTACTTGCCATCGGCTCCACACTATTTAATGTCGCTTTTAAGGCGAGATAATATTCTTGTTCTTTTGTTTTGGCGTCAATAAGGTCTTTACAATTAAAAAAGTTAAGGATTTCCATGTTCCAATTGGTCCACCCGCCGTTGTTTCTAATCACTTGATATAATTTACCACTATCATTTACACTATATCGTCTATGCTGATCTCTCCGTTGAACAAAATTTGTCGTATGACCCACATAAAGGTCCGTTACGATTGGATCTTTACAGGTAATTTTATAAATTAAGGTTGAAGAATAATCTACGGGTTTTTGTGTCATTTATGTATAATATAATAAAAGTAATATTTAATATATATATCTATATCTATTACATTTGCACTTGCAATATCTGTTACACTTGTTTTTTTTTAAAGTATATATATATATAATATGTTAACCGTCCCGTTAAGGTATATTCCTTCAGGTTTAACAAAGAAAGACCGGAAGCAACAAGCGAAGATGTTGAAAAAATCTCGGAAACTGTATAAACAAAAAAAATATTACACTAGGAAAGCGTTGCCGTCTTATAAACATAAGGTTTCCAAACATATTTTAAAAGCCAGGCGGGTGTATAATGTGGATAAGATTGGTCCGACCAAAGAATTCGCAAAGGCCACGGGTTGTTCTATAAATGCCCTTAACCAAATTATTAAAAAAGGGCAAGGGGCTTATTTTTCGTCAGGCTCACGGCCAAACCAAACAGCTCAATCGTGGGGTATCGCCCGACTAGCAAGTTCAGTGACTGGTGGGAAGGCAAGTGCGGTTGATTTCCACATCTTAGAGAAAGGCTGTAACCATACAAAGAAGGCCTATAAACTGGCTAAACGTAATAAAACTAACTATGGAAGACGTAGAGTAGCTAAAGTAACAATTTAGTAATAACAGTTATTACTAAACTTGTTTATATTTTGTCATGTATTAAGCCCTAGATGATGGCAAGTTCACACTCGGTAGGACTTTATTCGTATTAGGTTGATAAAGGGCTTGGACGCATGAACAGTACCCGGCGTTTTTCTTAATAGTATTGATGGAAAACTGCCCGTGCCCAATGGTCGGTGGTAAGCCTTGTTTCGTATTAACTCCACCGGACATTTTTTGGTTGTTGTTAATGTACTTGAGATATGGCGACGCGATATTCATTATATATACAACCTTTAAAAAAGGTTGAACCAAAAACAACCTTTAAAAAAGGTTGGGCCAAAAACACAACCTTTAAAAAAGGTTGGGCCAAAAACACAACCTTTAAAAAAGGTTGGGCCAAAAACACAACCTTTAAAAAAGGTTGGGCCAAAAACAACCTTTTGTCAGCGGAGCAAGTGTAAAAAATGTTGGGTCAAAAACACAACCTTTTGTTAACGGAGCAAGTGTAAAAAAGGTTGGGCCAAAAATTACTTGTAAATTTATTATTTATACGCTTTATTTACTCCCTTTGTACACTTAAATTGCTAAATATATAAAGGGAGTAAATAGTATATATTATATTAATGTATAATATATACATACATACATAAATGTTACTTTTAGTCAAACCACAATTTTGGTTATTTACAGATCAAGAAAATACATTTAGCTCCTTGAAAGAAGTAATTCCTCAAGATGAAGACAAAATACATGAAGAAATTATTGCTGAATTTAAAAAACACTATCCTGAAGCAGAATACACTATTGCCCGATTAGAACATAGCGAATATTATACAATTACTACCCAAAAACCGTTTGATGAAGTTTTTGTAACATTTAAAACATACTACAGGATTGAACCTAACTGGAATTTTAAGATTAGAACAACCGAAGGAGAAAAATCTATTCAGGTAGACTCATTAATATTTTCTAATTTTGCCGATAGATATAACGGAGATGATTATATTCTTGATAGTGAACTATACCGCATGGACGAGAATAATAGAATACGCGAATTAAAAAGCCAAGGGCAAACACTAAGTGAGTATACATTAAATGGATTAAATTTAACAAATACAAAATATAGTGGTTCAACATTTTCAAGGTCAGATCTATCAGGAGCGAATTTTAATAGTACACAACTTGTTTATACAGGTTTTTACGAGTCCACATTAGATAATGCGGATTTAACAAATGCTGATGTAAGATTTAGTATTTTTTATAATGCTAGTGCAAAAAATGCAATATTTAAATATGCTAATGTGAAATTTTCTAATTTCACTGGAGCTGATTTAACCGGTGCTGATTTAAGAGGTGCTGACTTCAGGCATACAAATTTGACAGGAGCAAGACTAATTGGGTGTAGAATAGATAGATATACGAAAATGTATGGTGCTGAATTACAAGATGCTGAGTATGATTTTAATTTTGATCAAATAGATGATAGAGAACAAGAGGATGATGAACTTTACGAGGAATATATATACCAGGAGCAAGAAGAGTATAACAATAGAGAGTATGCAGTTGAAGACAAATTAGCTGAAACGGCCAATAAAACGCAAGAGAGTGTTGCCGATGATGATGATAAAACCCTTGAACCACTAGTAATTGATCCCAAATCAGATGCAAGTAATCGTTATGGAAATAATATTAGTTTTGAAGATATGGTAGCTTTATTAGATCCCAAAATAAATAATGTTAAACGTACACTTAGTCGCATGGAGCCTAGCAAATGGTATGGCATAGCCTCACTTGGAAACACAGACCCAGCTATTTGGGAACAAGTTGGAGTAGAGGGAGAACCACGCATTGGAACAGTATTTAAATGCAAAACAACACCGCCGCCCGAAGACGATGAAGGTATTGTCTATGAAACAGTGCCGGTCTGTATGGCAGTACACGAATTATCGCGTAAGTTAGATATTAATAAAATATTTGAAACTTTTTTAGATATCGTAGGAAGAGAGGAGTTGCTTCGCGAATACGGAGATATTACAAAAAACGCTGTAGGTGATGTTGAAAAATTACAATTTTCCGCGAAATATTTATATAATTTTATCTTAACGATTTTAGCATATCATACAGCTGACGAAACCGAAGAATCTTGGACGCGTATTTATGATGATAAAGAAAAAAGACAACAGTTAGTAAAACATGCGGTTTTTAATAAAGAAGAAGGAATTATGTATCATCCACGGTTTGAAAATACAGCTCATCCACAAGATATATTATTGCTAATAATGTTTTTGGAATCATTACCATATCAAGTACAGGCTGCTTGGTCACAAAACTACATTAAGGAATTTATTGAGGGGTATGGCCAGAGTATAGACACTTTTGACAGAACTATCCGTTCTGATATGGGGTTTATCGCCAGTTGCTTAAATGGCAACTTGGAAAAGTTTCTCTTAGCAATTAGAACAGCAATTATACAATTTTATCCATATCAATTAGAAGAAGAGACGGAAGAAAAAATACAGGAACGTTTTAAAAAGGCTGTTACTGGTTCGGAGTTTCAAAGGTATTTTGCCACTGTAGGTATTAATGATCCAACTGTAGAAGGGTATAAAAAATATATTCAAACAAATGCAAGTTTAGACGTAGAGAGCAGAGATAAATTTCTAGCCTTGTTAGAAGACCCTGAAATTATTAAAATTTTAGAAGAAACCCTTAGTATTATGAGTGGGGGAGGGGGTAAAAAACAGAAGCACATTAAACGAAGAAAAACAAATAGGTATATGAAATTACGTAAAAATAAGAAAACAATAAAGAAGCGTCTTTTATGTAAAAATAAGAAAACAATAAAGAAGCGTATGTTACATAAACATAAAAAAACAATAAAGAAACGTATGTTACGTAAACATTAAAAATAAGAAAAATAAGAAAAATAAGAAAAATAAGAAAAATAAGAAAAATAAGAAAAATAAGAAAAATAAGAAAAAATATTATTGTACATTTTCTTATTTCAATCGCCCATTTTTTTATATAAATTGAAACAAAGTTAGCTTATTATATTATATTACAAATAAGGATAAGAATAAGGATAAGAATAAGGATAAGAATACTTGGAATTATATAACAATAATGTTTGGTAAAAATACAACAGGCGACCCTATAATACATTGGGGTTCAAAAGAATCAAAACTGAATATTGGGAATTATTGTACAATAGGTACAAATGTGAATATTTATTTAAATGGAGGCAGTATTATAACAAAAGATAATAAATGGATAATACCATTAGGTAGCTGTTCTTGTTCAGTAAATATTGGCAATGATGTGTGGATTGGTTCTAATGTAACGATTATGCCAGGTATTACAATTGCCGACGGAGCGAACATAGCAAGCAATAGCTATATTATGGAGGATATTAAACCATATGGTTTTGTTTACGGAAAACCAGCACAGCTAATTAAATACAAATTTAATAAAAAACAAATTAGAATTTTATTAAAAATTAAATGGTGGGATTGGACTGATGATAAGCTACAACAGTATTCAGATTTATTAGAAGGAGATGTAGATACTTTTATTAGTACCGTATATAATAAATAATGTAAAAGATTTATAAAGTTAGTAAATTTTTTTATATTGTGAATTTATTATCATTTATTGTGATTTATTATGAATTTATTATGAATTTATTATGAATTTATTATGATTTATTATGAATTTATTATGATTTATTATGAATTTATTATGATTTATTATCATTTATTGTGATTTATTATGATTTATTATGATTTATTGTGTTTTATTATGATTTATTATGATTTATTATGATTTATTATGAATTTATTATGAATTTATTATGAATTTATTATGAATTTATTATGAATTTATTATGAATTTATTATGAATTTATTATGAATTTATTATGAATTTTTGGTGCAACCTTTTTTTAAAAGGTTGGTTCTTCTCTCCCCCGCAATACTTGGTACATCATCTCAATCGTGTCCCGTTTTAAATTATCTTTATAATACATCACATTGCTAACACCACCGGCTAAACCATTACTACTTCCGACTTGAATACTTTCATACGTCATATATGGGGCTATACTCGGTCGGGATCCGACTAATTCGCCGTTCAAAAAAACATCCATGGTCCCCCGGTCGTAATTAATGACCATATTATTCCACTTTTGGTAGAGAATATTTTTCGTTTTATATATTTCAACAGTTTTCTTATCTTGACCAGGCGGTGTGCTTTCTACTAAAACCCGTAAGGTATTTAAGGCCCCGTTGAATTGGATAGCCGGCTTGTCCCCGTACGTTAAAATATTGGTAAATGTATTGTACGCTGGGCTTGTGTTGGGGGGCTGCGGATTTAAGTAAAACCAAAAAGAGAGCGAGTAATGGTAGTTGAATTTTTCAGTAACATTTTGTGAATCATTATCGCTCGTATCTATATCAGTACCATGCAATTCTGCAAACGTTCCTAAAGTTGTCTCTTTGTTGATATAAATGGGATCTTTTAAAAGTTGGACACCGTTCTTGGTGGTGAATGCATGGAGACCCAAAGGAATGATAACCCACAAAACAATCAGCACTACTTCGGCTAAAATAAGCAGCCACATTGGTTTCGTCGCAATGTGGTATTCATTTTTTATATAATCAATTAAGGCAAGAACTAAACACGGCAAATACATAAGTAAGTTAAAAAAGAATGACGCAATTGTCTTATTGTCTTTCCCCCTACTTTTAGCGACGTCAAAATAAGGTTTTAATACAGTATAAACCCCTGCAATGGCCACGATGATAATGCTGAATTTTATAATATAACGCAGCAACGTTAGCATACCGAGTCGCCCGTCAGCAATGAATCCACCGAGATATTTGATTACTATGACTGTGCCAATAAATAAACCGACTGAGGCTAAGAGTTTTATTAAGAAGTCAGTTTCTGTTGGGGTGCTTGCCAAATTACTATTTAAGGATAGTTTCTTGGAGAGAAAGTAAAATAAAAGGACATAGGTTAATGAAACAAGGAGGGTTAAGCTATTAGTGAAGACCGGATATTTAGTAGAAATGCTAAAGGGATTGTACCAATAGACGATGAGAATAAAACAAATATATTCTAATACTTCAATCGTGCCGATATAAGCAGTTTTACTATAAACCTTTTCACTGAAATTATTGTATAAGGTTTTGGAGGGTGGCATTTGTCTAATATATACAGACTTTTTAAAAGTGTAGGAAAACTCAACCTTTTAACAACCTTTTGGAAAAGGTTGGACCAAAACTTTACAATTAAATTCAATACACGTACGTATGCTGATTTTTGGAGCAAAATGTTGTTAAAAGGTTGTGAAAAGGTTGTGAAAAGGTTGTGAAAAGGTTATGAAAAGGTTGGACCAAAACTTTACAATTAAATTCAATACACGTACGTATGATGATTTTTGGACCAAACGGTTGTTAAAAGGTTGTGAAAAGGTTGTTCCAAAACTTTACAATTAAATTCAATACACGTACGTATGCTGATTTTTGCGACACTTTTCTCAAAAGTGTGTTAGAGGTTCTCAAATGCAGTTTTTTTCCCATGACAGTCCCGACACAGGGCGACTAAATTATCCACGTGATTAGAACCGCCATTATCTAAGCGAATCTTATGGTCTACTTCAAACCATGCCGGCAGTTGTTGTTTACATGCTCCACATTTCCACCCTTGTTGAGCAGCGACAAATTTCTTTTTGGTTTCACTGACGGAGCGTTTCGTGGCTTTAACCACACCTTGTACCTGCCCCGCTATACTTGCATTATTATTATTATAGCCCGAGTTCATGACCCGATTCTGTTGTACCGCATAACTATTCGGCGGTCCTGAAAACATATTACCTTTATCCGTTAAATCAAACAACAAATTCGTTGCGTCTTTATCAATCGGTAAATATTTAATGATTCCATTAGCGTGCGTAAACAAACTCCGCGAATGACCAGGATATTTCTTTATAAAGAGATAAGCTGACAACCCCACAAACCCGATAGAAATCATTTGGTAATATTTCTTCCAGGATTTCATAATTTGCACATATTTCCCGTCATAATAGGTATTGGCAATGAAGAATGCTGTGGCACCGAAAATGAGAAGTTCAAATTTCATAGTTATATTAAAGACATATTATTTCCTTTACAATTATCATTTACTAAGGTAGAGATATATTCCTAAAAGGGAAATCACCGATGTGATAATTGCAAATGCGATTTTTTCTCTCCGCCTCCGCTGTTCTTGGTCTTTTACCGCCTTAGGTTTATAGAGTTCATAATACTTAATCATCGCTTCGTCCATGGATAGCTCGGGTTTTTCCAAGGCCACATTAATCTTATTATGGATAAAATGTACCCACTTGACAAAGGACGCTTGCGAATCTAGATAAGGGGTCACCGGATATTTGTCTAACATTTTGCTAAAGCCATTGCCGATTTCTTTCACGGGGAGAAATAATGGCAAATTAGTGATAAAATCGTAATATTTCTTCTTTACTACGTCATTTGGCCGTTCTGGATAGGTAATGGCAATCGTATGCAATACAAACCAATAATGTGGTCCCCAAATTTCGGGATTTAAGGTCATTATAATAAAAGATATAAAAACATTGTTGATTTAACCAATAACACAATGTCCGAATCTTATTCAAAAACAAGAATTTACCGTCCAATTAGAAATACAACAAGTGATACTCTCAGTAGCCGCATAAATGTAAGTCATTGTAATAATTGTGGTATATCCGGACATACATTTAATAATTGTAAGTTCCCAATTACGAGCGTAGGTATCATTGCGTTTCGGTATAATGCGGAGAAACAACTTGAGTATTTATTGATTCGGCGGAAGGATACAATTGGCTATATTGAATTTATGCGCGGCAAATACTCCTTAAATAATAAATTATATTTATTGAATATCATATCGGAAATGACGAGAGCAGAAAAAGAAAAAATCTTAAATGAAGATTTTGATACGTTGTGGTTTGGTCTATGGGGTGATTGTGTGTGTAATCAGTTTCGGAGTGAGGAAAAAAACGCCAGGGATAAATTTGAAGCCGTTAAAATTGGTATTACTATTAATTCAAATTATATAGGCACAATGCAAAATGCATTGGCAAACCGGGTGGTACATTCAAGTACAGGTACAGGTACAGGCACAGGCACAGGCACAGGCACAGGCACAGGCACAAGTACAGGCACAGGCACAGGCACAGGCACAAGTACAAGTACAGGCACAGGAAGAAGCGCATATCAATACAGTTTACAATCCTTAATCGCTGAATCTGAGACGGATTGGACAGAACCTGAATGGGGTTTTCCGAAAGGTCGGCATAATAATTTAGAGAAAGACCTTGCTTGTGGATTACGTGAATTTGAAGAAGAAACGGGTTACCCCACCCATAGTATAAAGATTCTTCAAAACATTTTACCCTATGAAGAAATTTTTACTGGTTCAAACTATAAATCTTATAAACATAAATATTATTTGGGAAATATTCATTTAACACAAGAACCTTACAAACCTTACCAAGATACGGAGATTAGTAAAATTACGTGGTGCACCTATGAGACGGCCATAAAGTTAATTCGTCCATATAATTTAGAGAAACTAGACATGTTTGCAAAAATTAACACGGTGCTAGGGAAATATAACGTTTATACCTAACCATCCTTTTCTAAAAGGTTGTGGTTGTTTGTGATACTTTTTTTAAACGTGTATAGTAATGAGTACTAAAGAGGTTAAAACCCGTTGTCCAAAAGGAACAAGAAAAAATAAAAAAACAGGAGAGTGTGATAAAAAAGATAAGAAAACACCTGCAACAGAGCCTTTGCCGGTTATTGTTGGACCCGCTGCACTTGTTGAGACCGCCGCTACTACACTTGTTGAACCCGCTACGCTTGTTGAACCCGCTGCACTTGTTGAACCCGCCGCTACTACGCTTGTTGGACCCGCTGCACTTGTTGAGACCGCCGCTACTATGCTTGTTGAACCCGCCGAGCCAACTGGTAATGCCGCAAAAATAAATGAACAGAAGAATAAAATGGAATTAAAAGAGCGGGCAGAGTTTTTAGCCACAGGTTCAAGCGTAGCGGACACATCTTTAACTTACCTTTATCCTAATCTCAACGATTCAAATTTTAATGTAAATCTGGCGACCCGCAAAGAGTTCTATGACACCCAGTATGACGGGGAAATCAAAGATGTCGTGGCAGAGTCTGAAATAATGTGTAATGCGGATTTTGAATTAGCCCCGCATCAGCTGTTTGTCCGGAATTTTCTCTCTTTCCAAACTCCCTATAACAGTTTATTGCTCTATCACGGTTTAGGGAGTGGGAAAACCTGCTCTGCTATTAGTATTGCCGAAGAAATGCGGGATTATTTAATCCAAATGAATATTGCAAACCGCATTATCGTGGTTGCTTCCCCCAATGTACAAGAAAACTTTCGCTTACAGCTGTTTGATGAACGGAAACTCAAACTCATTGACGGGTTATGGAATATTCGCTCCTGTACGGGGAATAAGTTTTTAAAGGAAATCAATCCGATGAATATGAAAGGCTTGACGAAAGATACGATTATAACCCAAGTGAAGCGCATTATTAATACGTATTATGTGTTTCTGGGTTATACGGAATTCGCCAATTATATTCAAAAAAAAAGCACCGTGGGAGATGAAGTAACTGACCCGAAAAAACGCAGTAATATTATCCGTAATAAACTCAAACAACATTTTAGCAACCGTTTAATCATTATTGACGAAGTTCACAATATCAGGATTTCCGATGACAACCCAGAGAAGAAACGGGTGGCCCAAGAATTGTTTAAGCTGGTGACATATGCGGATAATTTGCGATTACTTTTGCTGTCGGCCACTCCGATGTATAACAGTTATAAGGAAATTATTTGGCTGGTAAATTTGATGAATCTAAATGACCGACGGGCTACGATTGAAATTAAGGATGTATTTAATGCAGAAGGAGCGTTTAAGTTAAGTAAGACGGGGGAGTCAGTGGGTGAAGAATTGTTGATTCGTAAAGCCACTGGTTACATCTCGTATGTGCGAGGTGAAAATCCATATACGTTTCCATATAAAATTTGGCCGGCTGAATTTGCCCCCCAACACACTTTTGCCGTACAACCTGCCCCCGTCGTGCAATTAAATGGCAAAGCTTTGGTACAACAGATTGATTTTCTCTCTTTATATTTAGTGGAGACGGGAACTTATCAACAAAAAGGGTATGATTATATTTTAAAAAAGGTCAAACAAAACAAAACCAAAGGGATGGCATTTGAAAATTTGGAAGCATTTGGTTATACGATGCTTCAAAAACCGATGGAGGCCCTGAATATGATTTATCCCGACGAGAGACTTGCTGACACAAACGAGGTAGTAGAAGAAACACAACCCGCAGTAGCAGCAGCCCCCGTAAACATTGACACGGCGGATATTGTCGGGTCCGGGGGCTTAAAACGCCTCATGACGTTTACCGAGACTATTTCCCCGCCGGGACGGTATGATTTTGAATATAAACCGAGTAAATGGGGACGCATCTTTGCGCCCGATGAAATCGGCAAATACAGTGGAAAAATCAAGTCAATATGTGACCGTATTATGAATTCTACTGGTGTTGTGTTGGTGTACGCCCAGTATATTGATGGAGGACTCCTTCCGATTGCGATTGCGTTGGAAGAGTTGGGGTTTACACGGGCCGGGACAGTGAAAACGCTGTTTAAAAGAGCACCAACAGAGAAAATAGACGCGATTACGTTAAAGACAAAGGCAGACGATAAAAACCTGAAATTCAACCCGGCTAAATACATAATGATTACCGGTGACAAAAGTCTATCTCCAGATAATTTAAAAGATATCAATATGGCGACCGACCTCAATAATAAAAATGGCGAACAAGTCAAGGTTGTCCTGATTTCGCTCGCCGGGTCTGAGGGGTTAGATTTAAAATTTATCCGCCAAGTGCATGTCTTGGACCCTTGGTATAATATGAACCGCATAGAACAGATTATTGGTCGGGCTGTACGGACGTGCAGTCACAAAGACTTACCTTTTGTCAAACGCAACGTGGAGATATATCTTTACGGTTCACTTTTACAGGACAAGAGAGAAGAAGCGGTGGACTTATACGTCTACCGGTTAGCAGAATTGAAAGCCGTGCAAATTGGTAATGTCAGCCGAGTCATTAAAGAAATCGCGGTGGATTGTATTTTAAACTATCAGCAGGCTAATTTTATCGCCGAAAATATGCAACAGACGGTTACACTAGAATTGTCCTCCGGAGGCACACTAGATTATGCCGTAGGAGATAAACCGTATTCAGCTACGTGTGATTATATGGAAAAATGCAGTTACACATGTAAACCGGCGAAAGAATTAGACGGCGATGCCACTAATAATGCTACCTATGGGGAAGCGTTTATTATGATGAACACTGATAAGATTATTTATAAGATAAAACAGTTGATGAAAGAGCGGTTCTTTTACCGGAAGACTTTGCTTGTAGCCATGCTGAATGCGGTGAAAACATATCCAGAAGTTCAAATAAATGCCGCGCTCAACCAACTAGTGGAAGAGAGAAATGAATATATTAGTGATAAATACGGTCGGTTAGGTAATTTGATTAATATCGGAGATTTGTATTTGTTTCAACCTTTGGAATTAAATAACCCTCATATTGGTTTGTTGGAACGAACCATGCCGGTGGAATTTAAACATGAAATGATTAATATTGATTTGAAAAAGGCCATGGGAGAAAAGCCGGTGGAAAAGCCAGCGGAAAAGCCGGCGGAAAAGCCGGCGGAAAAGCCGGGAGAAAAAACGAAGAAAACAGGAAAAGCTGTAAAACAGTTGCAAACTGAACAGCAGATACAGGAACCAGACCCTCTTCCTAAAAAGAATGATGCTTTTACTGAATTATTGCAGCAATTGCGAGAGAAATATCTATTGGCGATTGTACCAAATAAACCCAAGCGCGGAGAAGACAATTGGTACAAGTTTTGTAGTGAAGTTATTGATGAAATGGCGACATTAGGTTTGCCCCGAAATCTTCTTGTAGAAGCATTGTTGAATCATATTTGTGATGACTTATTACATGAAGAAAAAATAGTATTGTTAACTGGGTTAATCCAAGGAGATTTTACACCAGATGAGTTTAGTGAAAAAATAAAGCAGGTTTTATTAAAGAATACTTTCAGTAATAAAGGAATAACGGGTATATATGTCCAACATAAAAATGTATTACAGTTATTAATACAGAAAGAAAATATATGGTCCCCTGCCGAAGCCGAAGACATCAATGATTTAGAAAAACCTATTGCTGCTCTAAAGAATCAGTTTCTCCCAGCCAACACGAAATTAAATAGTGTGGTCGGGTTTATGGCAAATTTTAAGAAAGAAGAGAATAATATTGTATTTAAACTTAAAGCGTTTGAATTAAACGGCGTCAAGAAGAAACGCAATAAAGGAGCCCGATGTTATGGTAAGTCCACAGAAATGTTACAGGAAATTTTAGGCGAAGACATGTACAAGGCGTATTTGGCGCTTATTCAGACGAAATATAAAGATATTATTGTGGAAAAGAAAAAGAATCGCCAGTTGCACAACGTGCCGGAGAGTGACGTGCCAGATGAATTAGAAGCTATTAATCATACACATGCCTGCGTGATTCAAGAAATGTTTTTACGAACATATAACTTGCAACGCAAAGGTGGGCGGAGTTGGTTTGTTACACCAGAAGAAGCGTTATTGATTGATATAGAGAATTTGTCTTACTAATAAAAATGTTTTCGTATTTTTTTATATTGCTATTGTGTTTTATATTGCTATTGTGTTTTATATTGCTATTGTGTTTTATATTGCTATTATTTTTCTATTAGTATTGTACAATGAGTAAAGAAGAACAAATTAATGTTATATCTGCCAATGATGTTATCACTGAAAATAATATAACCGAAAAATTTAATTTAAAAACTTATAAAAATGCTCTTTTGATTGGTTGTAATTATAAAAATTCTAGTTATGCATTGAAAGGTTGTATAAATGACGTGTCTAATATTAAACAAGTATTAACAACCTCCTATGGGTTTGATAATATAACATTTATGACAGACGATACACCATTAAAACCGAATAAAGAAAATATTTTGGCTGCAATTAAACAACTTTTGAGTAATGCCAATTGTGGAGATATATTATTCTTATCTTTTAGTGGTCACGGTACAAATGTTCATGAAAAAGATAGGTTAGATGAAGTTATTATGACAATTGATTTTGACTATATAACGGGTGATGAACTTAACAGCTTAATCCGGGGACATTTAAAAAAAGATGTCACGTTATTTGCCTTGTTTGATTGTTGTCATAGTGGCACCATCTTAGACTTGCGTTATCAATATTTAGATAGCACAAGCGTTAATAAGAATACTGAAAATATTAAAAACTTGGAAACGGAAGGAAACGTTATAATGATTAGCGGGTGTATGGATCGTCAAACCATTGCGGGCGCATATATTAAATCAACAAGATCCTATCAAGGCGGAATCACGTGGGCTTTTTTAGAGACTTTACATAATAACCCTGACACGACTTGGGGTGAGTTATTGACTACAATGCGATACTATTTAAAAATGGCGAGTTATTCACAAATACCTCAGTTATCCTGTGGAAAAAAATTGGATTTAATGCTTAAATTTTCCCTGTTGTTTAATCCGTTGTTTCTATGCAGTTATCGCTGATAAAGATGTAAAAATACTTAGAAGAAATACTTAGAAGAAATACTTAGAAGAAATAATTCAGATTAGTATTGCGCATATAATTAATACATTCATTTCCAAGCGAACCAAAGCAACACGGAAAGAATAAAGCAAATTTTAGCGGAAAACAAAACCAACAACATAATCCGTTCTTTTCGTCCGATCCACCATAGCCAGTGCTGGTTTGCACATAACCAGAATCCCAATACATGTTAAAATCATTTGGACAAAAATTGCATTGTTCTGCTACTGTTTTTCTCGGGCAACAGGCATAACATACCCCACAACAACGGGAATCAATTGAATTGTGTTTGTAACACCAGCAACATTCACAATTACACCACGCTGTTTGTGTTGCGATAGTGACAAACATTTTAGCCCGATTATATGGTGGAGGATATGTAATGCTTGTTTGCGTATTTTTGGTCATCGCTAAAGAAGTGCGTATTTTTTGGGGGGTGGTTGTGATGAAAGATTTGTTTATCTCATTTTCATGTAATTGTGCCATTTTATTATTATTGTTATTATTATTATTATGAAATATAAATGTATATATAAAAACTAATCAATTTTATATTAAAACACAACCTTTTCACAACCTTTTGAGAAAAGGTTGGACCAAAACATTTAAATACATATGTAATTCACCTACGTATGTATTATATTTTACACTTGATTTTTTTGAGTAAAAGTGTTAAATACATATGTAATTCACCTACGTATGTATTATATTTTCAATGGTTTTCAATTGTTGTGTTTTGGTCCAACCTTTTGTTAAAAGGTTGTTTTATATTAAAATTGAATATATTTAAATATTATTACATTTATACTATATAAGACGATGTCACAAAAAAATAATGTGGCCCTATTCAGCAACGCGCTAATTACCAAGAAAATCCACGTCAATATTCAGAATATTGGGAGTAATATTAAACAAACTTTGGAGAACATGATTGCCTCAGATATTGAAGGGAAATGCATTGTTGAAGGTTTTGTCAAACAACAGTCCACAAAAATAATGACGTATTCCAGTGGTTTAGTCCAGGGGTCAAACGTAACATTTGAAGTAGTTTATGAATGTAGTATTTGTTCACCAGTAGAAGGAATGACAATTAATTGTATTGCAAAGAATATTACTAAGGCGGGTATTCGGGCGGAAACTAACGATTCACCGAGTCCGGTGGTAATTTTTGTGGCACGTGATCATCACTATATGACCCCGTATTTCTCCGAAGTGAAAGAAAACGATGATATTGTAGTGAAGGTCATAGGGCAACGGTATGAATTAAACGATAAATATATTTCTATTATTGCAGAGTTGGTACCGAAAGCGTTGCCTGTGAAAGCAGAAATAAAAGAGCCTGTGAAAGCAACAGAGCCTGTGAAAGCAACAGAGCCAGTGAAAGCAACAGAGCCAGTGAAAGCAAACGATCTAGAAGAACCAGTACCGATTATTCAACCTGTTTCTGCGAAGCCGCCTGGACCGAAACGTAAACCGCGTTTAATCCTAGAAGATTAATATAAAAACGTTTAAATACTGCTGACTATACTATATTATAATAAATGTTGAGCAAAACTGAGATTAAAGAACGTTTAGAATCCCTGACTAAACATCACCAGATTGAAGCATTACGTATGTTAAGTAAAATTCCCACCATTACAATGAATGAAAATAACAATGGGGTCTTCATAAATTTAACTGAACAAGACGATAATGTTATGAAACAACTTGAAGAATTCTTAAATTATGTGGATGTACAGCAGAAACATTTACACAATATAGAAGACCAACAAGAACAAATTGAACAGGAATTTTTTTCTTAATACACAGTTTTTACAAAAGATTATAATAAACCATATAAAAGTGTTTAGTAAACTATAATAAAGCTATCAATACAATATTTATTAATAGCTTTATTAAATGGTATCAAATATTATCAAGTGTCTAGATAAATATATGTTTTCTAGTAAGAATATGATAAACTATAATAAAATTCAATATTCTGGTATAAATATACAAGCCCTTGCGCCTGTTGTTCAAGCGCCTGCTGCACAAGCACCTGCGCCTGTTGCACAAGGACCTGCGCCTGTTGCACAAGGACCTGTTGCACAAGAGCCTGTTCAAGAACCTGTTGCACAAGAACCTGTTGCACAAGAACCTGTTGCACAAGAACCTGTTGCACAAGAACCTGTTGCACAAGCACCAGCACAAGCACCTGTTCAAGAACTAGCACCAGCACAAGCACCTGTTCAAGAACTAGCACCAGCACAAGCACCTGTTGCACAAGCACCTGTTGCACAAGCACCTGTTCAAGAAAAAAATGACACGTCATTTACCCCTTTTCAAAAAGATAAATTATTCTGGTGTTTTTATGTCCTCCTCAATGGATTTACTGAATACGAGATGCATCACACCGGGCATTATGCTATTGAAAAAGCCTTTAAGATTAGTTCTGTGGAAAAGCTCCGCAAGATGAAAGCTCAAATTAAAGACTTAAAATTAAAAATCAATGAAGTGGAAGATGAATTGGTGAATAAGGAACAAATTACTATAAAAGGGTTACATGTGTTGTGTCTGGTCCATAAAGTGTCTATTACTTATATTTACGGCAAACAGTATTGTGAATTTTTATATGGAGACACGGTGAAAGGCATCATTCAGCGCAATGAGAAGAAAGAACATTCATTACTTTATGAAGACACTATTCTAGAGACGATTAAACATACACACTGGTTTATAGAAAACGTACAAAGACCATTGAAAGCCCCTAGTGCATATACAGTAAAAGAATTGCAAGATATTTGCGAAAAATTAGATATTATTTTAACATTTAAACAGAAAACAGCTATTGGTCAAATTGTGGAGAAACATAAACTGAAAAAAGAGCTCTATGAAGATATTTTGTCTAAATTATAAAAATCTTTAGTTGTTATATAAAAATCTTTAGTTGTTATATAAAAATATTTAGTTATTATATAAAATGGGAAATGTGTCTGCAAAACATAACCGTAATACATATAGTCGCAGGCGCAGTCACAGGCACAGGCGCAGTCGCAGGCACAATCGCAGGCACATGCGCGGAGGCATGCGTAGTCCCCCAAAAGAAGATGTCAGTCCACGTACACTTATTAGAAGGAAAATGCGGGACAGTGTTACACGCCGAAAGAATGAAATGAAAGCCAATAGCGAAAGCTTGTTCGGAAGCACGGCTCAATCAAATATCCGAACAAGACGAAAGAAAACACCACTGAAAGAAACAATTATGGAAGAAGATGAATATTGAACATAACATTTTTTAAATCATACGCATTGGATATGCATATTATTTAATAGTTAAAATTGATAAACCTAATAGAAATATTATCAGTTATAATTATATACAATTATGACGGATGTCAATAAAATGGAAGCCCTCATCAAAGTTTATTTAGATGATTTATTCAAAGTCGCGGCAAATACTGAGTTAGAATTAGAGTTGAAATTCGGGACGCGGGGAATTAAACCCCTGGGTCGCATTGATTACGGTAATGTCATTCAGCATCTTTTATCGCATGGCTTTAGTGCCAAGGGAACGAATAAGTATTTACTGCGAATTCAAAATGAATATACGGATGCTAATACCGGCAATGTGCGAATGTCTACTATTCGTACAGAAATAAACGGTATGCACAACGTTCAAGCATATTGTAAAAGCAATAAGCTGACGGGCATTCCTGATGGGGGGGTGTCATTCATTAAGAAAAACAGTTATAAACACAAAAATCAACCCCTGTATCCAGTTAACGTGGATGATTTTAATTTCCGGCTCACTCTCAGTAGTGAAAACAATCTGATGTCTACAGCGAATCCCGTCCGTGAAACCGTAGACAAATGGGCTGACAATAAGAAAATCTTTAGATATTTAAACCGGTATACCCTGCACCACCCGGACTTGCCCTTTCTCGTTGATTTGAGTATCGTGAAAGAATCAAAAAAACAAGGCTATAATTATGTGCCCGAATTTACCTTGCAAGATTCTGGAGTACTTGCCGGGGCGGAAAAATACGAGATAGAAATTGAATGCGTGAATAGTCTCGTGGGTGTTGGGACGCCGTTCAGCACGCCTGCGTTACTATTGAAAGCCTTTCAGAAAGTTGTGAAGTATATCTTGGCGGGTTTACAAGAAACAAATTATCCGGTGCCGTATAGCGAACAGCGTATGGTATTATATGAGTACATGGAATTATTGTGGCACCCACAAGACAAACGTTTACATGGCAAGGATTTAGACAAAGCCATCCAGCAGGTGCGGGTCACGCCGAAGAATTTTGTTGGTCCTTCTTCATATACATTGGAGTTGCCAAATATTATGCCAGTCAATGAGGAGTCGGATGTCCCGAATATTCGTGAAAATTATACTGTGACTGATAAAGCTGACGGAGACCGGAAACTGATGTATATTGCTCCTGACACTGGCAAAATTTACTTGATTAATACGAATATGTCTGTCCAATTTACGGGGGCCGTGACCCGAAATAAAGATTTGTTTAATACCTTACTTGACGGTGAACACATTTTGTATAATAAAGAACGTAAATTTATAAATTTGTACACAGCGTTTGATATTTACGCTCTCAAGGGGGAGAATATGCGGGGAAAAGCGTTTATTCCGGTGGTGGTAGTGGTGGGTGAAGAGAAAACCATCTATCGGTTGCCTGCCTTAGTTTCAGTCATTAAACGGTTATTACCGGAATCTATTGTGAAGAATAGAACATCCGCCACACCGTTACCGTCGCCCCTCCGGATTGAACAAAAAACATTTTATGCGGCCGGCGCGTCCCAAACGATATTCCAGGGGTGTAGTTCAATTTTACAAAAGGTAAATGACGGTTTATTTGAATACAATACCGATGGGTTAATTTTCACACCAGCTTTACTCGGGGTGGGGGCTAATAAAGTAGGGGAGACGGTGAAGCCATTGGGTACCACATGGAATTATTCTTTTAAATGGAAACCGGTGGAGCAGAATACGATTGATTTCCTTATTAGTGTTAAAAAAATGCCGAATGGCAGTGATTATATCGGGAATAATTTTGAATCGGGCTTAGATATGGCACAGGCAGCACAACTCGTGCAATATAAGACGGTTATTTTACGGGTAGGTTTTAATGAAAATGATAAACGCCATGCGTTTAGTAATCCGTGTCAAGATATCATTGAGGATAAAATACCGTCCTATACCGGCGACCAAGATGACGAAGATGCCTATAAACCCGTGCAATTCTTTCCCACACAGCCGTCGGACCCATCCGCAGGAATGGCGAACATTTGGCTAGAAAATAGCGCAAGTGAAGAGAAGGTGATGTTGACAGAAGAAAAAGAAGTGATTGAAGATAATATGATTATAGAGTTTAGTTACGATATGGCCCGAGAAGCTGGGTGGCAGTGGAAACCCTTGCGAGTGCGGTACGATAAAACCGCCATGTTTCGGGCCGGGTTAAAGAACTATGGGAATGCATACCATGTGGCTAATAGTAATTGGCGCACCATTCATAATCCAATTACAGAGGCGATGATTAGCACGGGAGCTGATTTGCCGACGAGCCTCGGGGGGGACGACGATAATGACGTTTATTACAACCGAAAAGCGGGTAAATCATTAACCAATGCGTTACGGGATTTTCATAATCGTTATGTGAAAAAATCGCTATTAAATAGTGTGGCAAAACGCGGTGATACACTCATTGATTTGGCTGTGGGTAAAGGCGGCGATTTTCCGAAATGGATTGGCGCGAATCTCAAGTTTGTTTTTGGCATAGATATTTCTCCTGATAATATTCAAAACCGCTTAGATGGGGCGTGCGTACGCTACTTGAAAAATAAACGCCAGATGAAAAATACGCCCGACGCTTTATTTGTGATTGGGAATTCGGCAGTAAATATTCGGTCAGGAGACGCTTTATATTCTGAGAAGGATAAACAAATTAGTAAGGCAGTCTTCGGGGAGGGACCAAAAGATGCGAAAGCATTGGGGAAAGGAGTCTATAAAGAATACGGAATAGCTAAAGAAGGTTTTGATATTTGCTCTATTCAGTTTGCGATTCACTATATGTTTGAAAACCAAGAAACTTTACATAATTTCTTGATGAATGTGTCGGAAGTGACGAAAGTGGGTGGGTATTTTATTGGTACAAGCTATGATGGCAAATCCATGTTTAATTTACTTAAAGGGCTCAACAAAGGGCAAAGTGTATCAGGCGTGAGTTCAAGCGAACCGGGTAAGGACACAGAAGCAGTTGATAAATTGTGGGAAGTCACGAAACAGTATAATCGCAAGGAGTTTGAAGACAACGTCAGCTGTCTCGGTTATGCAATTGATGTGTATCAAGAATCTATTAATAAAGTCTTCCGGGAATACTTGGTGAATTATGATTACTTAACTCAGTTATTAGAAAATTATGGGTTTATCTTACTCACTAAAGACGAATTACGAGAGAAGACGATTAACAATAGTACTGGGTTCTTTGTTGATTTATTTGCACAAATGAATAGTGATATTAAACGCAATCCCCGTTTGGCGAGGGATTTCAAGGAAGCGCCCAATATGTCCGCGGCGGAAAGACAAATCTCGTTTTTAAATCGTTATTTTATTTATAAAAAAGTCCGAAATGTTGATACCAAAAATGTCTTCTTGGGCTTAACAAAGAAGACAGTAGAAGAAGAAAAGACCGAAGAAGATATTACGAAACGTGCAAAAGAGGAAGTTTTGGCGGTGCCGAATATCAAAGAACCAGTTAAAGTCAAGGGTAAGACTAAGAAAATACTGAAGTTAGTTGAAAAATTATAGAATAATGAACGTATTTATTTATATATATATATATATATATATATATATTTATACCGTACTAATCTGAAGATGTATATTGTCGCTACTACTTACGTTACTACTTACGTTATTACTTACGTTATTACTTACGTTACTACTTACGTTACTACTTACGTTACTAGTTGTACTATCCGTGTCCGTGCTTAAAGTAAGACGTGATTTGTTATGATGTTTGTCATCATCATTTTTTATAGAAATCCAATTAATATTATTACGTAAACAAATACATCGTATACACGAATATAATATATCAATTATGCAATTAGAATCATTTGTGCGTTTTAAAACAGATACAGATTTGAATAATTCTTCTAAGTTTTTCAAACGAGTATATTTTTCTTCAGGAGTATAGACTTTGTCGTAATAAATTTCATCAAATTCGGCGCCAACATCTGACCAATCAGCCAATATTTTTTTATTTTGGGCTAATTTTTCGTTGGGTTGAAAAAAAGTGTTAAATATAGAGACAAACAAGACTACTATACCCAATATGGTGGAGACGTTTTGACCAATTAAATTCTGAGTAGCATTTTCCCCGGTCGTAATTGCGGTTAAAATGATAATAGATAAATTTATTGGGGTGGATATATTAGACCAAAAAGCCGTATAAATATAACGTTTCCACCAGTAAAATCCGATATCTTCATTAATTTTTTTAATATAGGATTTATTTTCATGTTCAATATTTTTAATTTGTTCAAAAGTATTATAATGGTGGGTTTTAGAAAGATCTGTCGTTTTGTAAAGACTTTGCCTACTCGGGGGTGTTGTTATTATGCCAAATTCTAGGGACATGCCTTTATATACACTTTTGAAAAAAGTGTGGCAAAAAAACACTTTTAAAAAAAGTGTGGCAAAAAAACACTAGAAAAATTGTGGCAAAAAACACTTAAAAAGTGTGGCAAAAAAACACTAGAAAAAGTGTGGCAAAAAAACACTTAAAAAGTGTGGCAAAAAAACACTTTTAGAAAAAGTGTGGCAAAAAACACCTTTTGAAAAAGTGTGGCAAAAAAACACTTAAAAAGTGTGGCAAAAAAACACTAGAAAAAGTGTGGCAAAAAAACACTTAAAAAGTGTGGCAAAAAAACACTTTTAGAAAAAGTGTGGCAAAAAACACCTTTTGAAAAAGTGTGGCATTTTATATGTACTTTTTATAAAGTATATAAATACTCTTTCTTATATTAATTAACACCTATATGAGTTCTTATCTTTTACCGTCAATTATAAATACAAAAGAATTTTTAAAAGGTATAAATTATGATTTCAACCCTGAACAAATACAAACAGTCCGTATTAATAAAACTCTTTTGAGTTATTTAAACGTATTAAAAGGGCAAATTGATCAATGTGAGAATGCGTGGGATAAATATAAAAAATATACAAATCCTTACGAGTTTATTCACACAATTGTGCCTAATTCCCGTAATGCAATCTGTCAATATAAACCTTTATCACGTTCTTTTTTTAAAATGATAGAAATGTGTCATATGTTGAATATTTTATCCGATTTGCCAATTGAAAAGTGTAAGAGTTTTCATTTAGCCGAGGGTCCAGGCGGATTTATAGAGGCCTTGCTCTTTTTACGGAAAAATCCAAACGATATCTATTATGGGATGACTTTGCTTGAAGAACATAATCAAAATGTACCTGGCTGGCGCAAAAGTAAAGTTTTTCTCGCAGAACACAAGAATGTTATTATTGAGAAAGGTAAAGATGAACGGGGAGATTTAATGAACCCAAATAATTTATTGCATTGTTATAAACATTATAAAGGCAAAATGGATTTAATAACTGGTGACGGAGGGTTTGATTTCTCCGTCCATTATCTCTCTCAAGAAATCGTGAGCGCTCCGCTTATTCTGTGTCAAATCAGTTTTGCTGTTGCAATGCAAAAACGCGGGGGGACTTTTATTATCAAAATGTTTGATACGTTTACGAAAATATCTTTGGATATTCTCTATTTACTGTCCAATATATACGAGACAGTGCATTTTGTTAAACCTCATACCAGTCGTTACGCCAATTCCGAGAAATATATTATTTGTAAAAACTTTAAGATAGACGAAATATCACGACAAGAAATGATTAATATTTTATATAAAATCATGAATAAAATTCAGGTTACAAATGGTCGTCTAGACTGTTTATTTCCTTATGATTTACCGTACTATTTTGTCAACAAAGTGGAAGAATATAACGCAATTTTTGGTCAGCAACAAATAGAAAATATTGGTTCCACTCTAAATTTAATAGACAATATTAAGTATGAAAAATTAGAGTTGATTAAAAAAAATAATGTGCAAAAATGTATTAATTGGTGTCAACAATATAAATTAGATTATCACGAGACGGTCCAGCCACATAATATCTTCTTGATGAAACGACAAGTAACGCCAGTGTTTAATATAAGTATGAATACAGAACAATATACTACTGCATGTGCGTATACAAGTTAGATATATGATAAGATTATATATGATAAGAGTATACATGATAAGAGTATACATGATAAGAGTATACATGATAAGATTACACAGAAAATATATATAAACGCTATTTATTTTATATATATATGGAAACCTTAATAAATTTATATAATATCTTTAAAAAAGATCACAAGAAAGAACGGTTTGATATTATTTTGGAACCCTTGCAAGCGATGACTCAAATAGCTTTTCTTGCCTTTTATCCGAAAGGCAGTAAATTATCCATTAATAATAATTTGATTTTTATTCAAACAACATATTGGTCGCAAGGCTTACTCCGTACATACAATCATGATAAACGCGATGACGTATTTTTCTTATTCAATGCAATTATTCGTTTCAACCGCTTCTATGGTTATTTACGAGAAGAAAATGATGATTTCAGAAATTTATTTGATTTATTGATTAAACTTGGGAAATTAGGAATTGATAATTTATTACAAACGTATGCAAATGTGGAACAAGCGTCTTTATTGCATACTTTACAAATGTATCGCACAATACTAGAGAAGCCCGAATTATTTGGAAATCACGTAAGTCAGACAGATAATTCTAAAAAAGATATTGATGAAGTCTTTATTAAAATCAGGGATATTTACTCCACACAGGAGTTGAATATTCTTTATCATACTTTATTGTTGGTAGAAAAAACACCTGAACATTATGAAGATTATATGAATGGTATAAATGCGATTATGACACCGAAATATGTGGCAATTAAGAAATGGATAAATGATAATATTGTATATTAAACGCGCATACTATCAATTACTCTTGAGTTTTTTCTGTTTGGGTTGTTCTGTGTCACATTCATTGTCATCTGACCGTAGTCTGACCATATTCATTGTTTGGTCCAAGCAATTCACCGCGGTGGCATGTTGTTCGTATTTTATAATAAACCGGTTAATTTGGCGTTTTAATGCATACAACGCACCGATTAGGGGTACTTTTGGTCCCCATAATAGAAAACGGTTTGAGTCTCGGTCATACCAGATTAAATCTAGGCCATATTTAGTGGTAAAAATCTTTAAATGCATTCCATCTTTCCCAATGATTTGTTTTATAATGTCACTTTGTAAGGGACCTTGCAAAAAACTGGACCACGTATGTTTGCGGTTCTGAATGGTTTCCATCATCACTGCGGTGTATTGAAGATTAATTTTACCATTGGTCACTGATGAAATTTCTTGTATACTTTCTTGACTAGAATGTTTTTTAAGAGGAAAACGTTCTGCAGCGTGTGCACCTACATTAGGATTGGTCATTTTGTAACTATTATATACTCAGGTGCTGTGTTTAAACGGTTTTAATACAATAAATTTGTTACGCCTTCGCATTTTCAAGTGTTAAAAGGGGTAAATGCGCAAAAAATGTAAAAAAAATATTAAAACACACAGAGAAATTTTAAAATTGAAATGGCTTATAACTATAAATGTAATAGTATTTCCCACACAAGTTCAATCAAGCCCGTTAAAGTTTCAATCAAGCCCGTTAAAGTTTCAATCAAGCCCGTTAAAGTTTCAATCAAGCCGATACCAATTTAAATTAAAGAAGATGTCTTCCTTCCAAGCGAAGCAATGCCAAGCCCGTGAATACGGCGACTGTTACCTCCATGTAGAGGAATTTGATGTGACATTTATGTTCCGCAACTTTAACGGTGATCGTCAGCCCGACGAAGTTGTAAAGATTTGTATGTGTAAAGGTCACTATAAATGGTTGAGCAAAATCAACCAAGGCAACCCCCTTCAGATGCGTGGCGAAGATGTATCGCACGCCTTGCACGACGACTTGTTCGCCCCCTTAGAAGAGAAAATCCAAATGTTCACCTTGATGAAAGTGGAATTTGCTGAAAAAAAAGAAGATGAATTCCACCTTTTCAATGGCCGCAACTTGAACACAATGCGAGCGGCAATTAAGTCTTACTACCCAAATGGTGAAGACAAAATTGGGATTCACGAAGAAGGCTTTTTCCAGACCACATTTCAATACAACAAGGCAGATGACAAATGTGACGAGGTTGTCGTTGAAGTGAAAAAAATTACCGACGAACTGGCTCTAGACGCACTTGCCAATGGTCGGTTACACGTGAACATGATGACACCTGAGAGTAAATGCGTTAATATTGGTAAACGCGCATTTACGTTGGTTCCCCGACTGGAAACTGACCCTCTCTATGTCCAAGAACCGATGCCGAAACTCTTTAAAAGCTTCTTTCAAGAAAGAAAAGAAGCGCAACAATATATAAATTTTCAAGAATGCATCGGTTTCATTGAGAGCGAGATTGATAGATACATCATCAATTGGGGCGAAGTTCAAGACAAAACAGACAAGAAGTTATTTGAGAAATCTCAACAACTTACAAACGCCCTCTTAGAAAAAGATGAAGGGCAATTGAAAGAAATGCTGGATGCTGGAGACATTAGTCGGGATGTGTTATGGGTAACGTATATCACTGCCAATCACCGTCTCTTTGCTTCACGAGACCCTAATAAAGATTTGACCAAGAGCAAAGAACTCGTGGACTTGTTTGTTTCTTGTGGTTTAGAGAAAGAATTACTCTCGTTGGCTATTGCAGGTGAGCGGGAGCGCTTTCTCTTTGTCAAAATGCGGGCCCACTATAATATTTTACACGAAAACGAATTTGTCGTTGAGTATTTAGTGCCACGGGTCATTTCTGGTACTGATATTGTTTACAAGTGCGAAGACATTCAACTCACCCCGTTGGAGTACTGGAAATATTATGACAATACTACGAGTAGCCACAACATGAGTAGCTACTCTGGACTGGAATCTATAGAAAAATTTGAAAAGAATGAGAATATCCGGTTGCACTTGGAGCAGAATACGCCTGGCAAACTAGATGTAAATGTATTGTCAGCAGACGCCTTGTCATTCTATAACCAAATTAAGGAAAATTTGCCCCACGATGCGGAGTTTGTTATTCTCGGGTATCCAGCATTATTTGAGTATCGCCCTCTCTCTAGTTCTAACAACTTTAAACCGGTGACAGTTGAAGAAGGCGAAAAAATCATGCCAGGCATTACTGCAAGTTTTGAAGAAAAGAAACGGAAGCTACGCGCAAACGACTATGCAGCGTGGGAGAAAATGAATGCAACACTACTGAACTATAAAAACGAATAAAAAACTTGCTAAAAACTTGCTAAAAAAACTTGCTAAAAAAACTTGCTAAAAAAACTTGCTAAAAAACTTGCAAAAAAAATATTTTGTATAAAAGAACTTAGGTAAGGGTTTTTTATTTGGCATTATATGATATAAAAATATTTATATATCATAAATAAATGCGAAGTCAAATAGAACGACAGAATGAAGTGAAACCCATTTTACTGAAACTGAAAGAACTGCACTTGAACCCTAGAGTGTATGCTAGTATCAAGACTTTATATCAACAACTCCAAATGTATATTCAACAAGGTGAGAGAATAGAATTAAATATTCCGTTTCCTGAATATAATGTTACTATTAAAGGGTTACTTTCTATCAGTAAAGATGAACGTGTCTGGGTAAAATTAGAACAGAATAAAAATCTGTGAAAACTTTTAAGGTGCAATAAATTTTAGGTGCAATAAATTTTAGGTGCAATAAATTTTAGGTGCAATAAATTTTAGGTGCATGCATTCGCTTAGTTAAAAGGCTGTGGAGGGCAGATACGTTTATTACCATTAATATGGTATTGGGCTTGTTCACATTTATTAAATTTATTTTTCAAGAAATACGGACCATTCGTGGTACCTTGATAGCGCCCAGCATTCGCTCCGGCGGCACCCCACGCAGAATAAAACGACCCACCATTGGTGGTAATGGTATTGTATTTTAAACGGTCAATGCGGGCGCTAGAAGACACAGCTCCTTGCACAGCGAACTGTTGATTACTAGGCTTATAAATAGTTATACTCGGTTTCGTGGTGCAGGTATTATTCATATTACAAATGGAACACGATGCCGCACTGTTACAGGTCGTGCACGAAACATCGCAATTGGTACACGTCGGACAGCCTGTACATGTGTTACACTTGGTAAAACAGTTCTGCGTGCTCCGCACTTGGGGACCATTGATAACATTCGTCGGATACAAAGGCTCGCCATTGGCACCGAAATATTTTACACCTGGCATGGGATTGACAGATAGTTTTTGGTCATAACGTAGACAGCGACTCTGTAGGTAACCTTTGGTGTCTGTGTAGTATTTTTTGCTCAAGACCGTAGTCGCCGGTCTGATAATATTATTAACCGGGTTACATGCGACACATACGGGCTTATCTTCTACACAATCATAAAAGAAATCTTTGGGATTAGATGTAAAATCGGTATTATCGTATTTAACTATATTTTCTTTTAAAGCAGTGGTTTCATTGCCATTCAGATTCGTCACACACGTGATACAATCGGTATTTGTCTCTGTATTGCCTAAATAAACAGACCCACCTGGAAAATCCATGGGCATACCGATCCCGGCACGTCCTCGGGAGCTCTTTTTAATAGTAGTTAACTGCTTACGCCAGTGCTTGATAGGTCGGGCGCCAAAATCAGGTCCAGTAGGATATTCTTCAGACCCGTCAAGAGGCCGTGAATAATTGGGCACTGCACTATTGGTAGAAACCCCTTTCCAGAAAATTTCAGTATGTGTATTAGAGTTCATATATATACAACCTTTAGAAAAGGTTGTGCCAAATTTTACAATTAATTCGTATCACGAACATATAATTTTTCAGCCCTAATTTTTTCCTTAAAGGTTGTCTTTTTTGGTCAAACATTTTTCTACTTGCTGCGCTTATAAAAAATTGTGTATATATAGAGAAAGATAGAAGTATGATTTTAATTAATGTTTTAATTATTTTATTATCTGTTTTAATTATTTTAAGTT